TATGTTCAGCAGAAAAAGGCCTTAGATTCACTCCATACGATGGTGGGCGCATTATTTATTGCTTATGCGGTAAATGGACTACTTAAAATGACCGATTCCCAGAAGTCAGCTACAGCCATTAAAGACACACTAAAAACAATGGCTAAAGACTTAGGAAATGCGGAGGTTGAAAAAGTAACGGACATATTGAAAAATGTTTACTCTGATACCTATTATAAAAATGCTTTTGTAATAGATAGTGGTTTAAAAATAGATTCAAAGTTTGATATTTTAAAGAAAGAATTTATAAATGCTGCCGTAAACCAAGAATTCAAAGGTGATTTGTTTAGTGACCGTATATGGAAGAATAAATCTGAAATGATTGATAAATTACAGTCTTCTATAACTGATGCTATGAAAGGCAATACTTACCTGGATAAAGTTGCTAGAGATATTAGAGATACCTTTAATGTCCAGGCTTATGAGTCACAAAGATTAGTAAGGACAGAAAATGCTAGGATCCAAACACAAGCATCATATGATATTGGTAAAAGTACAGGTGTTAAACAGGTGATGTGGTCATCAACTTTAGATAATTTAACTAATCCTGAAGATGCTGAACTCGATGGCAAGGTTTGGGGCATAGATGAAGATCATCCAGAACCACCATTACATCCCAATTGTAGATGTTGCTTAATAAATGTGCCTTATGATGGATGGCAACCGACACAGCGCAAAGATAATGAAAGTAAAGATATAATTGATTATGTTGCTTATGATGAATGGCTGAAAAATAATAAATAAGTTTTAAATAAGGTCTTAGAAATAAGGCTTTTTATTTTATAAAAAATAAATTGCACTCTATGGATTAAGTTACATATAGGGCAAAAGGAGAGATATTATGATAGAAAATTTTGAAGAAGTACAAAAATACATTACTGACAATATGGAGAAAGACGAGAAAGTTAAAAATTATGTTGGGGGTTTTGTAACACCTGATAGAGTTAATGGCTTCCTTGAAAGTGAAGATGGCAAGAAGTTACTACAACCTAAACTGGATAGTTATCATACTAAGGGATTGAAGACTTGGCAGGAAAAGAATCTTGAAGGTTTAGTAAGTGCAAAAGTGAAGGAATTACATCCTGATGCAGACCCAAAAGACATAGAACTTAATAAAATGAAAACTATGCTTGAACAAATGCAAAAGGATACTTTAAAAAAAGACCTCACAAATAAAGCATTAAAAACAGCACAGGAGAAAAAACTTCCGACTGATTTAATAGATTATTTTGTTGGCAATGATGAAGAAACCACAAATAAGAATTTAGAAAAACTTATTGCAACTATGGCAGCACATGATGAAGCTATTAAATTAGAGTTTGCAAAAGGTAATAGTTATACTCCACCAGGTGATGGTGGCGGTGTTGGAGATGAAAAAAAATTAAGAGAAGAGATATCAAAATACATGAAATAGGGTTTAGGCTCCCGTAAAAAGCACTTTTTAAAGGAAAGAGGTAATAATAATGGCAAATACATTAGCATATGCTCAAATATTTCAGCAGGAATTAGATAGACAGATAGTAGCAAAGGCCACTACAGGATGGATGGAAGGGAACTCAGGCCTAGTTCAATATAATGGTGGTAATACTGTTAAGATTCCTAAAATTACTATGGATGGACTTGGCAATTATTCTAGATCAGCAGGATTTGTGGCAGGAGCTGCAACTTTAGCTTATGAAACATTTACTATGACTCAGGATAGAGGAAGAACCTTTATGCTTGATTCTATGGATGTTAATGAAACAAATTTTGTTGCAAATGCATCTAATCTAATGGGTGAATTCCAAAGAACTATGGTTATTCCCGAAATTGATGCTTATAGATATTCAAAACTTGCATCTTTAGCTATTGCAAATGGAAGGGCATCCGGCGGATATACTCCAGTAGTTGCCGATGTACTTACAAAACTAAGAGCTGATATAGCAGCGGTACAGGACGTTATTGGAGCAGATAAGCCTTTGGTAATAACAATGTCTACTGCAGTTTTAAACGTGCTTGAAAGCTCAACAGAAGTTACTAAACAACTTACAGTAGGAACTCTGCTGTCAGGTGTTGATTTAACTTATGAAGTCAAAAAAATTGACGGAATTCCAATCGTAGAATGTCCTTCAGCAAGATTAAAAACTGCTTATGAATTCATGGATGGATCAACTACTGGAAAGACTCAGGGCGGATTTGCAGCAAATGATTATGCATCCGTTACAATAGGCGGAGTTACTTACAAAGCAGCTGGCCTTGGTGTTGCTGGTAATGCTTATTCTGTAACAATCGTTCAGGGGGTTGCAGATGCAGCCGTGGCTACTGGAGTAGTAGATGCTTCAGGTAATCTAGTAATCACTTTGGGGACAACTACAGGAGCAGTTCCAATTGATATGACTGCAACAGCAGCAGCAGCACTTTCCTATTCAGGAGCAGGCGCAGCGCTTATCACTAAGAGTGTAACTGGCACAGCTTCAACAGTTCAGGTTGCAACAGCTAAAACTCTTCTTGCAGGTGGAGCTGGTTCCGTAGCAGCAGCTAAAAACGTAAACTGGATCATATGCGGACAGAACGCACCTATAGCAATTTCCAAAACTGACAACATGAGAATATTCGACCCTGCTACTAACCAAAATGCTGATGCTTGGAAGTTGGACTATAGAAAATACCATGATATATGGATGATGGACAATCAGTACCCATCATTGTTCGTAAATGTTAAAGAATCGCTATAGGATTATTTGAGGGGTAAGGTCATTCTTACCCTTCTTTTTTTAGATAAGGAGGGTAGAGTATGGCAGTTTTAGATGATATAAAAACAATGCAGGGCATTGCTACCTTGGATACAACAAAGGATGCCCTGATAACTTTATACACGAGAAAAGCCGTAACATTAATAAGCAATTACTTAAATATGAAGCCAGTAGTGGCACCGATAGTCGCTATTGATATATCGGTAACTTATCCGGATGCAGTCATTGAATATGTAATTATATCCATGAATAAAAGAGGTAATGAAGAATTGAAGCAGTTCAGTCAGGGGTCCAGAAGTGGAACCTATGTGAATGATCTCCCTGATAGTGTGAAGGCTTTATTGCCAGCACCTTATGTAACCATGCTTCAATCCCCGGTTTATACCGATGCTTAAGGGGTTTAGTGTTGCTGTATGGAATCATGGAACTGGCAATAAGGTAAATGGGATATTTATTCCTGGCACATTGGCAAAGGTAAAAGACATTGATTGCGATATTCAGCCATATTCAAAGGCTTTGTTGCTTAAAACTTACGGATACGATATTGAGGTAAACAAAAGAATATACATTGATCATTTTGACAGTGATATAAAAATAGGTACTATATTAAAATATACTGATAAATATGGTGATAATATAAGCCTAGAAGTAAAGGCTATACCTTGGGATGACGGTTACATGGAGGTGATGTGCCTTGAGTTATAAAAGCAATAAAAATGCAGTTCTATTTGCTCTAAAAGTGGCAAAACATGAACTCTGTGAAGGTATTGGAACCTTAGCAGTAGCTGAATCACAAAGCTTAACTCCTGTTTTAACTGGTAATCTTAAAAAAAGCATTACATCTGAGGTTATGCCTAAAGATGAGGGCGTTTATATTGGGGTTACTCCTGAAGCAAAGTATGGGATTTACGTAGAGAAAGGAAGTTCAAAGCAAAGCGCACAACCTTACCTGGAACCCGGGACTATGAATGCTATTCCTAAAATAACAAAAATAGCAGAACAGATTTATAAAAACAAAATGGGAGGTGAATAGGATGTTGGAATTATATACACTGCTAAGTGGAAAAATAGAGCCTATTTGCACTTGTTATGTAGGACATTATCCTACTGAAAAGAAAAAAATATATCCGTATGTAGAGATTAAATTTCCCAATAGTATTCCTAATAATTCATTTAGTGATAATAATTTATTAGAAGTTAGTATTTGGGACAATAAAGATACTGATATAACTGGCATAGAAAATATGACAGACTCAATTCATAAAGCATTAAATAGATTGCAATATAATGATATGAAAATGAATGTAAGTATAAATAGGAATAACCCTTATCGATTAGAACTTCCTGACCCAATATTAAATATACAGAGAAGACAATTAAGATATACTGTAAAGGTTTATTACAAATAAGGAGGAATGAACATGAATGATACAAATACT